TATTGGTACTTAGTAGAGGCACTGGCTTCAGCAGGAGGAAGTCTACCCCTGTCTATTACCCCTGTTCTTTCAATGCAAATGCAAGTACCTGAGGTAAAGGTATTGGCAGTTATCTCAAATTTCAGCCTGTTTACTTTAGATAAAGACACATTCTTTAGCCAAAGGCTTAACGACCATTTATCCATTAGGCAGAACCTATCCGATAAGGGTAAGCAAGGTGCTTATAAGAGATGGAATAATAGGGAGGCTATTGGGGTGGCTAATGGGGAGGCTAATACAAAGAAAGAAAGAAAAGAAATAAATAAAGAAATTAATCTTATAAATAAGATAGTAATATGAAAACATATAAGTTTAGAAATTATACTAAAACATTTAGATGTAAAAAATTTAAATTACTTGCAATATTTGGGATTACATTTAATAATCTTCATAGTGGTAATTGTGGATTTAGTTTATTCTTAGGTAATTTGTTTGTATGGCATCAAGCGTGGTTCGGTGGGGAATTAAATGAAGTATCGTGGTGGAATGGTAAATTTTTAATAATAATTCCGTTTTTAGATTTGAGATATTCACCTAAAAAAGGATGGCAAAAAAATAATTAATATATGAGTAATTTAATAGTGCCTCCTAATAATAAGAAGGTAGAACAGAGCATATTGGGGATATTGCTTATTGAATCTAAGACAATACCTGATGCAATTAATAGAGTTTCAGTTGATTTTTTCTATCATCTAAATCATCAAATCATATATAAGGCTATTCAGCACCTATATGATAAGATGGTAGGGGTAGATTTGGTTACCATAGTGAACCATTTGCAACTTACTAATCAACTTGAATCAGTTGGCGGTGCTTATGAGGTAGTTAAATTAACCAATGAGGTAGTAAGTTCGGCTCATTTAGATGATTGGATATCAATTCTACAACATCATTACCTTCAAAGACAGGGGATAGATATTGGTAGGGAGTTAATCAATAATAGTCAAAATACTCCTGACATTTCAAATGTCCTAAATGCTGCTAGTTCTAATATCCTTAATGCTCAAACCAAGGTATTTAAGAATACCGAGTTAGATATGGTTCATTACCTATTTGAATTAGCAAAGGAAAGGGATAGTATATCTGAAAATGGACAGATAGGGTTGGACACTGGGTGGGAAAGTATGAATAATGTAGTAAGTGGATGGGTAGCACCTGACCTTATTATATTGGCAGCACGACCTGCACAGGGAAAGACTGCATTTATGCTTAACACGATCCTGCATGTACTTAGAGAAGGTAAGGCAGTAGGAGTATTTAGCCTTGAAATGAGTGGAACGCAGTTAGTAAATAGACTACTGAGTTTAGAAACGCAGATTAATCATTCAAACCTAAGGCATAACCGACTGACAGAAGGCGACCAAATAACAATTCAAAAGAGTATGGGTAAGATGGAGAAGTACCCATTGTACATAGATGATACTCCAAGCCTTAATATCAGGGATTTAAGGAGCAAGGCTACCATTATGAAGCGTAAATACAATATTGATATGCTATGCGTAGACTATCTTCAACTTATGAGTGGAGTAGATAGGAAAGGAAACAGGGAAAGTGAGATAGCAGAGATTAGTAGGGGTTGTAAGATTATCGCAAAAGAGTTAAATATTCCTGTAATTGCCCTGTCCCAACTTAGCCGAGCAGTAGAGAGTAGACCTGACAAGTTACCTCAACTATCTGACCTTCGTGAAAGTGGAGGGATTGAACAGGATGCTGATTCTGTTATATTCCTGATGCGACCTGAAACCTATAACATACCTGAAATTGAAATTGGAGGGCAAACATATCCGAGCAGAGGATTCTGTGTTGTAAAAGTAGCAAAGAATAGACACGGAAGTTTAAAGAACTGCTTTGTAACCTCTGGCATATAACATTGATAACATTTGTGCTTGTTGTTGATGAGTATAAAGAATTTTAAGTAAAAATTTTTTTATATGCTATAATAAGTTATATTTTTGTGTATGCTTGAAAAGGACATTCATTTAATGGTTTGTAACTACATTAGAACAAAATACCCTTCAGTTATATTTCATACTGATTTCAGTAGCGGAATGAAGATGAGTATTGGGATGGCAAAGAGGAACAAATCATTACAATCACACACTGCATTCCCTGACCTGTTTATTGCAGAACCGAGAGGAGGATATTGTGGAATGTTTATAGAACTTAAAACGATGGAGAATAAAGTATACAAGAAGGATGGCTCATTATATAGCAATCAGCACCATCAACAACAAGCACAAATGTTATCAATGTTATATGCCAGAGGTTACAAAGCAGTATTCGGTCAAGGGTATGCAGATACCATAAACAAGATAAACGAATACTTTGAAAGCAATTAATTGGATATATGATAAAGAGTTTGAATTGGCATTTAAGAACATTGGTAGGGACTTATGGGAGGACTTACGGCAAGAGGTGGCTCTAATAGTTTTAGAATATGATAAGGATAAGATAGCGGATTTAGAAGCGAAAGGGAAACAGGTCTTTAAATTTTGGATAGTCAGGATATGCTGCAACCAACTGCATAGCAAGTATGGTAAGATGTATAGACTTTATAATCAACTGATTCCTGTGGAAGATGTCGTAAAGTTTATAAAGGAGGAGGTAGAGATATTTGATGACCAACCAATAGTAGATGCAATAGAACGGAAGATGAAGGACTTATATTGGTATGACAGGGAAATATTAAAGATGTATATTGAATTAGGGAGTGTACGCAAGGTATCAGCACAGACAGGTATTCCACATACTTCAATATTCATAACCATAAAAAACATACGCAAATGTATCAAGCAATCGTTTCTTTAACAGGAGGCATATTCCTCCCAATAATATGGCTTTACATATTCAAAGCACCTGCAGTAATGTGGAGGCTAACTAAACTTAAGATGCAGAAGCCATTTTCGTGTGGGTTCTGTCTATCCTTTTGGATTACCTTTTTTTCTTTAATGTTCAAAACAAACTTTATAGATGCTATATTTATAAGTAGTATAGCACCCTTTATGTATCTTTATGTAGAGGATTTAATAACAAATAAATGGGAATTATGATTAACCAAGCAGACATTGATATTTTTGAAAAGCACATTGAATTATATCAATCCTTAAAGAAGCACGACTTCATCCGTAACTACACAAAGGAAGTTTATAACGAACTATTATGCCTTTACATTACCTATGTAAGTCCAACACATACCTTCAGTCACTGGTGTTCAAGTTGTAGATCGGAGTTAGTAAGCCAACTATACAAATGGTATGAGGCAAATCACCCTACCCAATGGTATGCACCTGAACACGAAACACAAGTTAAAGAAGTGCCTGTCGTAGAGCAGGATTCAAATAAAGAGATTATAAACCTTCCCCCAAAGAAACGCAGAACAAAGAAAACTATCTAAACAAATCAAAAACCAAATCAAATGGAACAAACAAAAAAAGAGAAAATCAGATTAGGAAGTGGTAAAAAGAGAAATGAATCTTGGATTACTGCTTCAATCTGTTTATCCGAAGCACACAAACACTCCTATCACTTTGAGGGTAAGGAGTACATTAGCATCAATATCAATATCGCTGATACCCCAAATCAGTTTGGTAAGGATGTATCTGTTACTTTAAATGACTACAAGAAAGAAACAGACCTATCTTCAAAGATTTAATGAAGAAGCACACTAAGATATATATGGATTACTTTGGGTATGGTATTGATGACTTTATCCCTTGTGAATCCTGTGGCACTAAGGCAGTGGACATACATCACATAGAGGCACGAGGTATGGGTGGTACAACTGATAAAGATACCATTGATAACTTGATGGCTCTATGTAGACACTGCCATGTCGTAATGGGTGATACCAAGACACACTTACCATATTTAATCAGTAAACATAAAATCAAATTAGATGGCAAAGGTAAAATCAGATAGCCGTAAAGTATCCTTCGGAAAGAGGAAGCAAGGTCAAGCACAAAAATCATTTAATAAACATTCCCCACGACCAAAGAAGTACAGAGGTCAGGGGAGATAAAACAAACATATGATTTATGTAAAATGCCCAATATGTAAAAAGGGAAGCCCATTTGAAGTTTGTTGTAATTATGATAAACAAACAAGAGAAAGAATTTTTACAATATTAGATTTAATTAAAAAATTATTTAAAATAAAATAAAAACTATGAGCAACAAGCCATTCGCACTGAACTTTAACAATGACAAGAAGATTGTAACAGTTGAACTATTAGAAGAAGATGGGATATTTCAATTAGCAGCAGCCTTTCAAAAGTTCCTAAATGAAAACAATATTGCCAATAACCTTATTGAGCAACCTATTTTACAATCTGAACAAATTCAAGATGCAGAACAAGAAACTGAATATAAACAAGATTAAGCCTAACCCTAATAACCCAAGGTTAATTAAAGACCATAAGTTTAAGCAGTTAGTAAAGTAAATCAAGGAGTTCCCTGAAATGCTGCAAATAAGAGAGATTGTAGTGGATGAAGATATGATAATCTTAGGAGGCAACATGAGGTATAAAGCCTGTGTTGAAGCAGGACTAAAAGAAGTTGATGTAGTCATTATGGAAGGACTTACCCCTAAACAGAAGGAGGAGTTCGTAATTAAAGACAATGCTAACTATGGTATATGGGATTGGGAAATGTTAGCGAACAACTTTGATCCTGCAGCCTTAAATGACTGGGGACTTAATGTATGGCAGCCTAGTTTGTCAGCCTTAATACCTGAGAAGCCCATAGAGGACACCAATGATGAAGATGATGTAAGTGTTAGCAGTGATGATGAAACGGCAGAGGAAGGCACAGGAGGAAGGAAAATTATTCAAATTGAGTTCAAAATAGATGATTACCCTGTGGCATTTGAACTATACCAAGAGATGAAGGCAAAGAAGATTGATATAGGTCTAATATTAATTAACAAGTTAAAAGAGGAATTATGTAAGTAAAGAATTACCCTGTATCTCAATTATCCAACTACGCACTCAATCCAAGAATAATAGATACCTATAAGTATCAAACCCTGATTACATCATT